GCTCGAATGGAACAACGGTAGATTTCGACATGTGGCATATCCCTTTCTCTTTGAGAATTGACGGCGCTTCAGCACCGCCATGATATGCCGCCCCTCAGGGGCCATCACCAACTTTCAACCATATCTCGGGACTGTCCCGGTTACCCGCACTGGCGACTTTTCCGATGTCTTTGTGACCGACGCAGACGGCCGCCGGATGGTGTGGACCGATGTCAGTCACATCGACAATGACGCGATGCGCGACCTGATGCGGCAGATCGTCGACCGGCTCTACACGTTCCATATGAACCGGGACGATCCGCAGTTTCGTGGCCACCTCGATCGCTGGCTGGCGATTTCCGGAACATGGGACGATCCGAAGCTGGATGATGCCCTGCTGGCGGTGATCAGCGAAAACGAAGAACCCGACCGGCCGGTATAGTCAGGATGCGCTTGGGCCGATCGTGTGTCCCAGAAAGTCTTGTCCGCTCTACTCTGCTGGCTCGGCAACGGCAGCGTGCCTCGTGATGATGTCCTGAACTTCACCCGGCTTGAACGCCACGTCCCACTCCCAGCGTCCGAAGCCTCCGGCCGCGTTGATCGCTTTGACCCATTCGTTCAGTGCGTCGCGTTTGGCCTTATTCTGCGGGCTGTCGGTCCCCTTGATCTCGAGGGCCAGGAGCTTGCCACCCGACAGACGAACGAGGAAGTCCGGGACGTATCGCCGCCGAGAGCCTGCCCACATGTAGTAGACTTGGAAGCCGAGATGATCGTTTTTGGCATAGGCTTCCACGTCATCCCGGGTCTCAAAGACATTGGCCGCATGGCCCTCCCAGGATGAATCCCCGACCAGATGGCTGATGTGAGACTTGGTTGAGGGGAAGCATGGCTTGGTCGTGTACCAGGTTCGCATCTGACCGGTTGCGCCGATCGGATTTTCCTCGTCAAAGACAGGTGTCAGGCGCTCCGTGTTCTGCTCGGTCACGTTGCTCAGGACATTTTGGACGACCAGATCGATGTTCAGTGCGATGAGGATCCGCCGACGGAGCGGGTCGGAGTGAAACAGGGATGGGATTTCGAGGCGGTCGGATTGCAAAAATGTCTCGACGATCCTGACCAACTGCGCAGCCAGGTATTCAGGCGTCCCGGAGAAACCGTGGCTCAGTTCGGCAAACGCCTTCCGGGCCGCCTGAAAGACGAGACGCTGCAACCGGAAACCATCCGGCAGCTTTTCCAGATCGATCGCGGTGACCTTGCCCATATCTGTCGCGCCGCCGAGGGCCGGAGCAAGCTCCGCACTGATCGGTGTGCTGGCAGGGTCAAGCACCAGAGGTGGCACCTTGTCCCAGGCAACGGTCAATTCCGGTTTCACGACGGTTTCCACACGCAACACGTTCGGCCACTTGATCTCGAGGTACGCCCGATCCGGGATAACCTCGATCTGCGTGGTCGGCTTCGGCGGCGGGGGCGGGTCGCCGCCTTCTCCAGTCTCCGAGATGGAAAGCGGCACGCCGAACACGTTGACGTACTCGGGCAAGAACAGGCCGTTTTCGTCGGTGTCGTACGAAACCCGGCGCAGGCCTCGCCCAACGACTTGCTCGCACAGCAATTGCGACGTGAATGCCCGCAAGCCCATGATATGGGTCACATTCTTGGCGTCCCATCCCTCTGAGAGCATTGCGACCGAGATAACGTTTTGCAGGTCCTGGCCAGCCGCCCCACGCTTGCCGACATTGTCCACAATCTCACGCAGCAGCTCTTCTTTCTTCAGGGACAGGAACCGCTGCTTCCGAGTTTCGGGAATGTCGGCCGCTTCGATGATTTCCTTCAGCCGCGCCTCGTAATCCTTGTCTGACGTCGCTGTCTCGCCAATCTCGGCCTTGTCGAGGACTTTTGAATCCACCCGCAGTGTTCGAGCGATGGCATGCAGTTCCGGCCAGTGGGCGTCCCCCTTGTTGAAGTAGTTCTCGATGCGGGCTGCAGTTTCCGTGCGGTTGCACACCGTCAACATCACCGGAGGGGAATGATGCCCGACATCCCGCCACTGCCGCTGCGTCTCCCGCCAGTCGGCTCCGAGGAGCGTGTAGGCATCCTGAACCAGCTTCGGGAGGGGCTCGTGCGGCTCTGCCTTCGCCCGGTTGAGATCTTCTGACACCGATGGATCACGGTAGATATGGTAAAGCTTGGACCGCAGCGTCTTGGCGTCCGGCAGGGCATCGTCGCGCACCACCACGCGCGGCGTCTTCACCAGCCCGGCCTCGATCGCGTCGTTCAGGCCGAAGTCCGAGACGATCCAGTCGAACAGCGCGGTGTCGGTGCTTTTCTTCCCGGTCGGTGCGAACGGCGTGGCCGAGAGATCAAAGCAGCGCTGAATCCGGCGGGTCTTGTGGATGCGGTCCAGACCCTCGATCCAGCGTGTCGCCTCGTCCAGATCAATGCCCTGCTCGGCGGCCTGCTTCTTGCTGATCTTCACCTCGGGCGGCTTGCGGTAGGCGTGGTGCGCCTCGTCGTTGATGACGATGATGTCCTTGTGCACGGCCAGCTTCCCCAGCACCCGCCGCGTGTATGCCTCGTCGGACTCGCGGCCCTTCTTGACGACCGAGCGATCCGCTTCTTTCAGCGGCATCAGCGAATGCCAGTTATCGATCAGCACTTCGGCCTGGTTCAGCCTCGCGCGCAGCGCCTCGGACGGGCACAGGTTGAACTCGTCGTAGTAGCTGCCCTCGCTTGGCAACAGCACCTGCAGCCGTTCTTTCACGGTCAGCCCGGGTGCCACGATGAACACGGCGCGGCTGAAGTCTTTGTTCCGCTTCGGATAGGTCAGCGCATTGAGTACCTGCCAGGTGATGATCATCGCCATCACCGTGGTCTTCCCCGCGCCCGTAGCCATCTTGTTGCACAGGCGCTCCCACGTCCCGCCATCGCCCGGGATCGCGATGCCCTGCTTGAACGCTTCCGCCCCCTCGACCCACCAGATCAGAGTCTCGATGGCCTCCAACTGGCAGAAGTAGAATGGATATTGCCGCGCATCGCGGTCATGCCAGTGGTCCAGCAGCTTGCGCGTTACGATGGTCACGCCGGGCCAGCCTGCCTCGCGCCAGGCGTCAACGCGTGTGCGGATCGTGTTTACCAGATCCAGCACCTCGGTCCGCTTGGTGTTGTTGCGCGCGTCGAACACCTCGTAGCTCGCTGGCCGCCGCTCGGGCTTGATCTCCAGCTTTCCGCCTTTGGCCTCGATCCAATGCTGGGCGGGGCAGACGAAGGGCGTATTGATGATGAGGGACATGGGCTTACCCCTCCAGCGGCATGATCTTGAGGGACTCGATCCCGCGATCATCGACGATCTTCACCGCGATCCGCTTGTTGTCTCCGGCCTCGAACGGCAGCGACACGGTGCCGTGGAACTGCTCCAGCAGGTCCTCGTCCAACTCCGCGCGGATCGTCTTGCGCAGCCGGTTCCAGCCGCCCTTGGCGTCGGCCATGGGAAAGAACACCTGATGCGGCATGAGCGAGCGCTGGTCATAATCCACGTCCAGCGACCACATGGCGATCTGGTTTTTACCACCAGACACCAGATCGCCCGCCTTCGGGTCGAAATAGTCAAAGCCGTTGACCTCGACCTCCCACATCCCGTCCTTGCGTTTGCGCAGATCCACGTCCGGTTGGCCCATCAGCCAGAAGGACTGGTTGGAAGCGCGTTTCTTCTTCAAATCCTCGGTCAGCAGGTCGGTGTTCATCTGCGCCTTGAGCAGGGTGACACCCGGCCAATTCACCTCGTCGATGTCCTTGGCGGCCTCAGGATCGAAGGTGAAGGCGCAGAACAGGATGAATTTGGGCGACGGGCGCAAGGTTTCGGCCTCGGTCAGGGCCAATTCGACCTGACGCTGTTCCAGGCTGGCGTGTTCGGGGCCAAAGCTGACGACGACACGTTCGCCGGTGTCGGCCAGCGATCCGCTGGCATGGATGTGTTTCAACCCCGGCAGGGTTTCGAATTCGGCAAAGCGCAGCATCGCGCCGCCCTTTCCGCGCACGCCGGTCTTCAGCAGCTCGTCGCGCCAGAGCGACTGGCGTGAGGTCTCGCCGGAGCGGGCGACAGTCTCGTCCGCCTCCCTCGCGGGCACACTTTCGTCGAGCGACAGGACGGTGGGCGCGGGCACGGCCTCGACGCTGAACGGGCCGGTGATGCGCAGGCGGTTCTTGTCGATGCGGGGCTTGTCATACAGCGTTTCCTGATCGGCGTGATCGGCGATGGACTGGTCCATGCGGCGCTGCATCGCCTGACGGGCTTTATGGAACGCTTCAAACGGGGCGCGCGCGGCGTCGGGCCAATCGTCGGGCAGATCGAACGGCACCTCCCACTCAAACAGCGTCTCGCCCTTGGCGAAGTCCACCGGCTTGCCCTTGCGCACGCCTTGGGTGGGTTTCAGGGGCTTCGGCGGGGTGGCGGCCGATGTGGTGGTGAGCACGGTGTTGAGGGTGTCGAGCGCGGCCGCGACCTTGGGGTGATCCTCGTCGTAGATCGTGTCGATGTCGGGGTTGTTGGCGATGCTTTTCAGCATGATATGCGGCACGGTTTCATAGTCGAAACCGCCGCCCAGACCCTCGTGCGGATAGCGCAGGGCGTAATAGTCGAACGACGCGGTCATCAGTCGCTGCTTGGCCAGTGTGATCGCCACGCGCGAGGTGTCGCAGGTGATCCAGCGCCGCCCCCATTTTTCCCCGACGAAGGCGGTGGTGCCAGAGCCACAGGTCGGATCGAGCACCAGATCGCCGGGATCTGTGGCCATCAAAAGGCAGCGTTCTATAACTGCCGCAGCAGTCTGGACGACATACATCTTGTCTGGGCTTCCGGCCACATCAGACCAGATGTTTGAAATCTCATATGCCGGAAAGTCGTCCAAGAAACGCTTGTACCGAAGAGTTGTTGCACTTCCACTGACACGTCCCGCCGCGATTATTCGTTTAAAACCGGCCTCACCCGTTTTCCAGAAACCACCAGAAGGTCCCCACTCCTTACCTTGGAAATCGACGGGAAACGAGCCTGGCGGACGGTTTGAGACAAGAGCAGTCCACTGATATTCACGGCCGCAATCATCGGTCAGATTATATCGTGCGCCGGAGCCGTGCCCCTCTCCTGCAATCTTCTCTCTGTAGATTTGTCGATATTTAAGTTTTGATCTGTCACGAGAATACCAGACTGCGTAATCTGCAATATTGGCGAGATTTTGAGAAGCTTGTCCGCCGGTCTTTTGTATTACAATGTTGCTTATGAAGTTTTCTACGCCGAATATCTCGTCCATCATTTCACGAACGTGATGCAAATTCTCATCCGAAATCTGCACGAACACCGACCCGCTTTCGGTCAGCAAGTCCCGCGCCAGCAGCAGCCGGTCGCGCAAATAGGTGAGGTAGGAATGGATGCCCAATTCCCAGGTGTCGCGAAACGCCTTTATCATCTCGGGTTCCTGCGTCAGGTCCGCGTCTGACCGGTCCTTCACGTCGCGCTTGTTGGTGAAGGGCTGAAAGTTCGACCCGTATTTGATGCCATAGGGCGGGTCGATATAGATCATCTGGACGGTGCCGCCCATGCTCTCCTTGGTCAGAAGCGAGTTCATCACCAGCAGGCTGTCGCCCGCCACCAGCCGGTTCGACCAGCCCTTTTCGTGGTGGTAGAAATCCAACGCCTGGCGCAGCGGCAGGTTTTCAAACGGCGCCGCGAACAGGTCCGGCTGCCGCCACTGGCTGGGCGCATCCTTGCCCTTCAGCCGCTTGGTCGCATTGGCCAGGATCGTCGCCGGGTCAACCCGTTCATGGACATGGAGCGAGACTGTATCGACCTCGAAACTGGTCTTCTCCGCCTTGCCCGTCCAGTTCAGATAGGGCTGCTGGAGCCGTTTAAGTTCCACCAGCGCGTCCTTCATCCGCTGGGGATCGTCGCTGGCAAGGGCGTCGTCGATCAGAGTCTCGATCCCGCCGCGCGCAGAGTCGAAGTTCAGCACCGGATCCAGATGCGGATCATAGGCCCAGGTCGTCTTGTCCCCGTCCGGATCGGTGCCCGCGTGGACCATCCCGACCTCGGGGTTGTTCACCCGCGTCTCGCCATGCCGGTAGCTGACCACCTGTGTCGGATCGTCGGATTTGCGGGTGCTCTTCTTGCGCGTAGTGGTGGTTGTCTTGGGTTCCTTGACCACGGGCGCGGTCAATTCAAGATCAGCCACATCCGCGCGATAGATAGACCCGCCGCGCCCCCGTCCGCGCCCGAGGGCCCCGTCCTCAACCAGTTCATCGCGCGCGACCGCATAATCTTCGTCCGCCAAGCCCGGCAGATGCTCGCGCAAAAGCGCCATCATCGCGCCATTGCCGATGGAAGACCCGTCTTCGGGCGTCAAGGACAGGATCAGGTCGGTCAGGCTGTCGGACATGGGCGGATCACCGATACTTGCGAAAAGGGCTTGTTTTCACGTCTTGTTTTCGGGGACCCTATCGCGCGACCTTGGCTTTTGCACGCCCGATTCCGCCGTGGCGTGCTTCTCGTGTCTCTCGATACGTTGATGTCTATTCGGATTCCGGGTTTTGTCTTTCAGACAGCCAAAACGTTTCTTGCTCGGCCCAATTCAATGGGAATGGGTCCATTAGCTTCGCCAAAGAAATGTGCGAGTGGTGCTGGCCCGACATGATGGCATCAACGACCTCTGGCGAAAGCAGCGAAAGCCGCAATACCCTTGCCATATAGGTGAATGCGATCCCCTCGTGTTCAGCCAGTTCTGCCATTGTCGTGAACTCCCCCGACTCCAACATCCGTTTCCAGCGAAACGCACGTGCCAGCGCCTTGACCACCGTGTTGTCCATCTTGGTGTGCCCAGATGGCCCATCCGGCATCTGCATCTCCTTTCGGCCGCCGCGCTTCACGATGCGGAACGGGATGTGCACTGTCACCGTTTTTGGCACTGGCTTCGCGCGGGTCATGCCGCCGTTCCTAGATCAGCCATCATTTCGCGCGCCAGCCCGATCAGACCGTCCATGCGGAGGCGTACATCGAGGCCATCGATGCCGATATCGACCCGCTCGACCAACAGTGTCGCGATGCGCGCCTGCTCTGCGGGGAAGAGTTCATCCCAGAGCGGATCGAGTCGGGCCAGTGCGTCACGGGCATCGGCCTCGGTGATCTCGCCGTCCTGTGCGCGTGCCGCTTTCCATGTGCCCGCTACGATTTCGGGTTGGCGGAACACGGCGCGGAGCTGGTCGATGACGGCGCTTTCGATTTCGCCCGCTGGAACCCGGCCGACCGGACATGATCCTGCACCGTGTTTCAAAACAGTCTGGCTGACATAGTAGCGGTAAAGCTTGCCCTTCTTGCGGGTGTGGGTCGGCGAGAACGCCGCGCCATCGGGGCCGTATAGCAGTCCTTTCAGCAGGGCTGGCGTGTCGGCACGCGTGCGCGCGGCGCGTTTGCGGGGGCTTGTCGTCAGGATGGCGTGGACCTTGTCCCAAACCGCGCGGTCGATGATCGCGTCGTGCTCGCCGGGATAGCTGTCGCCTTTGTGCACGGCCTCGCCGATGTAGGCGCGGTTGTTCAACAGGCGATACAGGTATTTCTTGTCGATCCGGTTGCCACGGCTGGTCTGAATACCGCGTGCCGCCAGTTCCCGCGCCAGTTCCGTGCCTGATCCGATTTCGATGAAGCGGGCGAAAATCCAGCGTATCTTGTCGGCATCGGCTTCCTTGATGACCAGCTTGCGGTCCTTCACCTCGTAACCCAGAGGCGGCACGCCGCCCATCCACATGCCCTTCATTCGGCTGGCGCGAACCTTGTCCCGAATACGTTCCGCCGTCACCTCACGCTCGAACTGGGCAAACGAGAGCAGGATGTTCAGCGTTAGCCGCCCCATAGACGTTGTCGTGTTGAAAGACTGCGTTACGGAAACGAAGGTGACGCCATTCCGGTCAAAGACCTCGACCAGCTTGGAAAAATCCATGAGCGAGCGCGACAAGCGGTCGATCTTGTACACGACAACCACGTCCACCAGCCCATCCTCGACGTCCGCGAGTAGCCGTTTCAGGCCGGGGCGGTCCAGCGTTCCGCCGGAAATGCCGCCGTCGTCATATTGGTCGCGAACCAGAACCCAGCCCTCGGACCGCTGGCTGGCGATGTACGCCTCACAGGCTTCCCTTTGGGCATGGAGCGAGTTGAACTCTTGCTCAAGCCCTTCCTCGGAGGACTTCCGGGTGTAAACGGCGCAGCGCAGTTTTCTGACGATGGGTTTGGTCATGCGCCCCTCCGGTGGTTTTTCAGGCCGAAGAACATCCAGCCGTTCCAGCGCGTGCCGGTTATGGCGCGGGCAACGGCGGACAGCGATTTGTAAGGTCGGCCCTGCCAGTCGAAACCGTCAGACGTGACGGTGACGAGATGCTCAATGCCCTGCCATTCACGGATCAGCCGTGTACCTACGATGGGCTTCAGGTCAGCGCGGATGCGGCTCTTCTTGCGGTCGCCACCGTCCAGCTGTTCGCCGAGAACTTCCAGCCGCTTCACAGTTTCCGGCTTCAGGCCGCCATAGGCCAGTTCCTGGATGCGGTACGCGAGGCGGCTCTCGAGGTAGCGACGATTGAACGGCGGCGGCTCGCTGTCGAACAGCTCACGCCATTGCGTCTTCAGGTCTGGCGTTGGCGTTGTCTTCAGCGCGTCCAGGCGGACGGGAATGGGGTCTTGTTTGGTCATGCGTTTCTCCGGTGAGTTGGAGTTGCATGACGCCATTCGTCGGCCGGATAGTGTAGGGAACTTTCTCTACTATTCTCAGATACTTCCGCCCGATCGCGCATCCGCAGGCGAACCAGCCCGATAGCCAGCAGGCCACACAAATCGGCACGGCGTTCAGCCGGTGTCATCTGGTCCGCTGGGAGTGGGTTGGGTCGTTTCATTGGAGCACCGGCAGGAGAACGTTTCGAACAGGGAAACGCTATGCGGTTAGCCAATAAAAACAATCAAAAACAAATGCTTGTCTGGTTTCTGCGCGCTGCTTCGAAATCATTCATAGACGGCACGAGCGTATGCGTCCGGTCTACCCGCGGTTGATTTATTTGGCGGAGAAGTTCCAGGGCATGAGGTCTTCGATGCGGGTGGTTTTATGGTCCTGGAGGCGTTCGAGAACCCAGGTGAGCCATGCTTCTGGATTGACGCCGTTCATGCGGGCGGTCTCGATCAAGGTGTAGGCGACGGCCGCCGCTTTGCCGCCGCCCTGTGATCCGACGAACAGGTAGTTCTTGCGGCCGACGGCTACGGGGCGGATTTTGTTTTCACAGATGTTGTTGTCGGGCTCGAGGCGGCCGTCGCTGAGATAGCCGCGCCCCTTGGCCATGCGGCCTTGGGCATAGCGGATGGCCTCGGCAAGCTTGGATTTGCCGGAGATCTTTGGAAGCTGCTCGGCGAGCCACGCCTCGAGGGCGTCAAAGATGGGCTTGGCCTGCTCCTCGCGCACGGTCGCCCGCTCCTCAGCGGATTTGCCCCGGATGGTCTTCTCGATGACATAGAGCTTTGCGATTTGCTTGATGGCCTCCCCGGCGATGGTGGAGCCCTCGCGCTCATAGACTTCGACGAACTTGCGCCTCACATGCGCCATGCATGCCTGCTCGCTTGCGCCATCTGGGCCGAACAGGCCGTTGAACCCTGCAAACCCGTCAGCATGCACGCAGCCCTCATATCCGGTCAGATGGCTGACGGGATGCTCACCTTTGCGATCGGCGCTGAACTGGTACCACGCGCAAGGCGGTGTGGTACCGGCCCATGGCCGCTCATCGCGAACATAGCACCACAGCCGGGCGGTCTGGGTCTTGCCGGTTTTGCCCTTGGTTTGCAGCTTGAGGGGTGTGTCGTCCGCAAAGAGCGCGGGCCCGGCGCGGACCAGTGCGCCGATATGATCGGCGAGCGGGGTCAGCAGACTGGTGGAGCGTCCCACCCAATCCGTCAGCGTGGAGCGATGCAGCTCGACCTTCTCGCGGGCGTAGATCTCGGATTGGCGATAGAGCGGCAGGTGATCGCAATATTTGCTGACGAGCACATGGGCCAGAAGGCCTGGACCACCGCGCCCACGGGTGATGGGCCGCGACGGTAGCTCGGCCTGCACGAAGGCTTCGCAGCCGTTGCAGGTCATGCGCGGACGCACGATCTGGCGCACCACGAAGTGGCCAGGGACGTAGTCCAGTTCCTCGGTCACATCCTCGCCAAGCTGACGCAGCTTGCCGCCGCAATCGCCACAGGTCTCGCCGGGCGACAGGACGGTCTGCTCGCGCTTGAGATGCTTGGGCAGCGGCGCACGGTTGTGGGTCCGCTTGCGCTGTGTCTGTTCCTCTTCAGATGCAGCCCCTTCGTCGACGGCATCGTCCTCGGCCTGCTCTTGGGCCGCGGCTTCGATCTCGGTGTCCTCTTGCAGGTCCAGCGCCAGCTGCTCGGAAGTCTCGGACTTGGACCCAAAGCGGGCTTTCCGGTGCCCATCCAGCTCGGCCTTCAGCTTCTCGATTTGATAGGCCTGAGACTGGATATGCTGGACCATCAACTCGCTGACAGCCCGCAGTTCGGCGGGGTCATCTGGCAGGGATTTGAAGGTCTCGGACATGGCCGGCAATATACCGATACGCGCGATCGGCTGGAACAAGAAACAGCATCAAAGCCCATGTTTTATTGGGCAATAGACTACCCCGCTGTGAGAGGCGTCCATGTCTTCAGAGGCGCGCGCCAGTCGATCCCTTCCAGCAGCATCGCCAGCTGAGACGGGCTCAGGCTCACCTTGCCACCCTTGGCAGTCGGCCAGACAAATCGGCCCCGTTCAAGGCGCTTGGTGAACAGGCAGGCGCCTTGGGCATCCCACCAGATGATCTTCAAAAGATCACCACGCCGACCGCGGAAGACGAAGAGGTGGCCGGAATAAGGATCCAACTCCAGGACCTTCTCGGTTTGCGCCGCCAGCGTGTTGAAGCCCCGCCGCATATCCGTCACGCCCGCAGCCAGCCAGATCCGCGCGTTGCTCGGCACCGGGATCATGAGGACAACCCCTCGACCATCGCCACGACCGCGGCCAACGCCGTGGTCCCCTCCACCAAGATGCGCCGTCCGTCCGACAGGGCGATATCAACGCGCTGTGCCGTCAGGGGCGCCGCCGGGCCCGCATGACGTGGAGCCGGTGTCGGGTCCGCGACAATGGTCACGCCTTCAACTTCAACCGGGAGAAAGACTGCGTCATCCGTGGCCGTGGTCACGGTCAAATCCGGCTCCGACTGGTCGATCGGGGCGAAACGAGGGTCCTTCAACCATTTATGGATCAGGTTCGTGTTCATCGCGTAGCGGCGCGCAACCTGTGCCACCGACACCCTAGGCGCCCGTGTCTGCAAACAGATCGACCGCTTCTCCTCGTCCGACCAAAACCGCTTCTTGATACCCTTCGGCGTGCCCATATCGCGCCCCCACAATGCCCACTATCAGAAGTGGACATTATCGAAACACTCTAACCCAAGGCAGAGCAGTCAGACCGGACGGTTACGCACGAGCGAACATCTCTCCTGACGCGAGCATTCTCGGTGTTTAACAATGCCTTGAAAGCGAATCATGATCCGGACAGAGTGAACGTGTGCCTGCGCACGAGACGCCAGTCTCGCGGGAAGATTTGATGGGAGCGCATATTCCGGTTTCAAGCACCGATAAATTTGAGAGATGATTTAATGGGGCACCAGCGTCTTGGAAAAATGCCGGCATACCGCCTGTTGCCCGAAATTATTCGGTACATAGTGGACGGCGGTATTCCAACCGAGGCGGTGGCCGATCAAATTACCGAATTTGGTCGAGAAGCACTGAAATTTGCTTTGAAAGACGATGTCTTCATTGAAGCGCTCTGGTTGTTGATCCGCTTGCCTCAGGCAAGTGCGGCCAAAGATGCATCAAGGGCACTGGCTGAAATCGGCATCAACGGCGCCAAGCCCGCGTCGGTCTCTGACCTCCTCTTTCAGTATGACAGTGCCGTGGAGCGGGTTCAACGTCGGATCCACCAGGGGAATACAGACCTCGGCGAAATCGCTCGTCGCGCTGGCCTTTCGGCGTTGGCAGAGGGCATGCAGTCGAACCTTCCATCTCTTTGGAGCCCCGGCGCGGACGACGTGCGGGCCTCGCTCGCCAGTTTGAGGGGAACTGAAAAATTCGCCGCATTGGCCCAAAGCTTTTACGCCAACTTTGTCGAGCGAGTGATCCATTACTACGTAGATCGAAACCTCCACAACATGATCGGTCCGGGTCGCATTGCGCGCTCCGTCCATGACATCGAGACGTTTGACGGTGCAGTCCGTCGGCATTGCAATGAGTCAGCCCTCATCATGCGAACATTTGCCCGGGACTGGCTGGGAAAGAACCACTATCGCGACGGCAAGGCGATTTCACGAGCGGATACGCGGGCTTTTTCTTCGCACGCAGTTGAGAAAATCAGGACCGAACTCGCATTGCGGAAAGGTAAGGCGTGAAGCAGCATCTGATCGAATGCGGTGTAACCGCCGCCTCCTGCAAGGAGGCGATCACCATGAACGTCCATGGTCCGAGCAAGAACGTGAACCTCCGCATCGACTACATTAGCAGAACGATGCTCTCGAACCTGCCCGACCTGCTGATCGATCTGCTCGAGGTCGCTGCATATGTCTATTGCGCCGATCAGCGCCTGGTCCGTGGATCGGAACAGCTTTCGAAATTCGGCGAAAATTGGCGCAGGAGCCTCAGGTTCTCGATCCCGGTGCGGGAACTGGAGGTCTGGCAGGACCCTGAGGTTCAGGATGCGCTGATCGACACGTTGGGATTTCTTTCCGACGACAGTTATACATTTGATTTTCGGCAGGCTGAGACGCCGGTTCAGCCCAAGGAACTGTATTTTCAAGATCTTATCGACCCCGCGGACGAACACGACGAGGTAGCACTATTCTCAGGCGGCGTGGACTCGTTCGCCGGTGCCGTGACTGATCTGGTGGCCAACGGTCGGTCGCTCACGCTGGTTGGACATTACTCGTCGACTAAGGTCAGGTCCGTTCAGGAAGGCCTTATTGCCGAGCTCAAGCGCAAGGGATTTGACCGGCGCCTTTCCTATGTTCCTGTTTGGGTCAGCAACGAAGGCGTTCGCGCACGCGAATTCACCCAGCGAACTCGCTCTTTCCTGTTCGCATGCTTAGGCTTCGTTGTAGCCAGAATGTCCGGCAAGGACAGCTTCAGTTTCTATGAAAACGGGGTGGTCAGCATCAATTTGCCGCTGGCGGGCGACGTTGTTGGTGGCCGAGCGACGCGTACTACCCACCCGAAAGTCCTGCGCGGGCTTGAGCACCTCTTTTCACTGCTCCTAGATCGTCAGATCCAGATCCACACACCCCTACAATGGCTGACTAAGACGGAAGTGACTGAGAAGATCGCGGCGGCAGGGATGGTCGATTTGCTCAGTCAGACCGTCAGTTGTACCCGGCCCAGGAAATGGACCGAAGGCCAAAAGCACTGTGGTGTGTGCTCGCAGTGTATCGACAGACGTTTTGGAATCCTCGCGGCCGGGTTGGGCGAACATGAGCCGCCAGCTCGCTATATGCACGACTTGCTTCTCGACGATCGGAGCGGCGGGGACGACTTGCGCATGGCGCTGGCTTACGTGTCGTTATTCAAGAGGATCTCGACGACCACGAAGGCGAGGTTCCTGGTGGACTTCCCAGAGATCGTTTCTGCGGTCGGCCACTTCCCGGGCGTGCCGACTGCCGAGGCGGGGGATCGCCTCTTCGATCTGTTTCAGCGTCACGCGAATTCCGTTGAGGATGTGATTTCGTCGGCGCTCAGGGAATACAGCACCGCCCTGTTCAGAAACGAGCTGCCGGCGGCATCGCTGCTCGTTGCGTGCAACAACCGAGGTCACGTCGAAGTTGCCCCGCCCTCAACCTACGACGCCGACATGAAGGCATTCATGGATCGGCTCTCGGTGGCTCCCCTTGAATTTGCATTCGACGATGATCAGGAGCGCGTGTATTTCAAGGGCGCGATGGCGCTGGAGGGTGCGAATTTCAAACTGGTCGCCGCTTTGATCGAGGCCTTCAGAACTGCCAAGAAGCGACGGTCCGAGGTTCCGTATCGTTCGGCACCGGACCTGGCGCAGTGCCTCGGCATTTCCGATCAGTCGATGCGTCAGCAGCTGAAGCGGTTGCGTGAGGCCATCGAACCTTTGAACGTGTCGTTGGGTATCCCGATGGATCAAGATTCGTTCATTCAGACCAAGGAGCGTGCGGGCTATCGAATCAACCCGCAGTGCTGTGAGATCTCGGTCGCGGATATTACGGGCAGCATTTCATCGGCCAGTACCGACTGAAGCGTCGGAGTCACACGCGTCGACGCGTCACGTCACAGAAGCTTTGAAGCAGCCCCGGTTTCTTGGGGCTTTTTCATTGTCCGACGTCACAAGAAAAATCCTTCTTGATCATATCAAACCAAGTCTAACCCGTTGAAAATGCTTGTATGTCCCGGTGCTTCGGCGCTGCGGGATGTACCGAAGCGCAATTCAACGGAGACCTGCATGTCACTGAAGCATCTGAACCAGATCGATCTCGCCGATCGCTGGAACATCTCGCATCGCACGCTCGAGCGGTGGCGTTGGACCGGTGAGGGTCCACGCTTCGTCAAGCTCGGTGGGCGGGTCGTTTATCGGCTGGAAGACGTAGAGGCGTTCGAGTGTGACCAAGTTCGCTCAAGCACTTCGAAAAAGCCCGCTTCGAAATCGGCGTGGCAGGTCATGCATCCGCCGACCCCGATGTCCCGATCCACTCGCACGAGCGGCTTTTCCTAGTTGAATGGCCATGGACGGTCGCAGCCCGCAGCAATGGATAATCCCATGAAACAACACGACTCTGTTCATACGGCGGCTCTCGTCAGGATCCCCGGCTTCTATCGCCGCTGGGAATTGCCGGAAATCCTGGAAAACCAACGTGCTTATCGGATCGAGAACGCCGGTTCCCATCAGGACGGAACGCCTCTCGTCGCGATCTATGCCGATACGGCAGCGGTCAGTCTCGACGGGCTGCCGAGCGCCCCGAACAAGAACGCTGAAACGGTCTCGGTCCCGTCTGGGACGATGTCGCGGCGGCCTGAGTAGAGGGGAAAAAGGAGGAGATCATGTTCATGGAAACCACACCCTTCATCACGGTCCGCGCCAGCCGACCGCTTTCCGAAATCGAGTTCTGCGCCTGGGTGGCACAGGCCGTTCCCGGCGACCGGCTGGAATACCATCGCGGCTTTCTGGTGCTCGACGTCTTCCCGATGTTCTCAAAGCTGTCGAATGCGCAGCGTGTCGCGTTGCACGGTCTAGGATCGCGGGCTTTCTGGGCCGCCGAACTGGCCCTCGTGCATCTCGTCCAAGAACGCGTGGGCCCCGACCAATTCGCCTATATCGCCGTCGCCCGGCCCAAGCCCAAAGCCGCTGCCGTCTCGCTGTCCGAGCTGCTGCTCGCCGAACAGGGGCAGCCCTGCGACGCCACCGGTTCGAGTGGCAGGGCTGCCGCGTGATGCCCGCATTTCAATCCCTTTTCACCAATCACGGAGGCCATTTCATGCCATTCCCCGAGAACACCCCGACGCCGGACGATCTACCGTCCCTCAGCGCAGCCGAGGTTGCTGCGCTGCCGGTCGAGTTGCTGGCAATCCTGCAGCGCGAGATCGACGAGCGCCTTAAGCGCGACAAGGCGGCCAAGACCCGCTTCGATGCGGGACTGGCCGTCCGCTATGCCACCCGCGCCGCCGAGGAACGGCAGTTGCTGGCCAAGGACACCGGCACCGTCCGCTTCGACGACGGTGATTTCACCGTGGTGGCTGATCTGCCGAAGCGGGTGGATTGGGATCAGGAGCGGCTTGCCGACATGGTCGCAAGGATCCGCGATGCCGGGGACGATCCGGCCGAATATGTCGATCTCGCTTACAAGGTGCCGGAGCGCAAATACGTCGCCTGGCCCGAGGCCATTCGGCAGGGTTTCGAGCCCGCGCGCACCGTCAGGCCGGGCACGCTGAAGGTCGAGATCGTCCCGCAGGGGGGCGATCAATGACGGCGCTCGCGGCAACATCGACCCCGTCACAGGACCTTCCCAGCCTGATCGAGCGCGCCGCCAGCATGCTTTCTGGGGCGAAAACCGCCGCCGAGGTGCTCGAGGCGCGAGAGGTGGCCGGTCTGGCCTACGATGTGGCGAAACGCGCCGCCCGGTTGCAACGAGCGAAGAGCGCCCATGACGATCTCGTCGCGGCGGCGCATCGCGCGCAGGCCCACGCGCTGGAGATCGAGGCCCGCGCCAAACGTCGCCTCGCGGACGAATACGATGCCGCGCAGGCGCGGGGCGAGGTGGCTGGCCACGGCGGCGGGAGAAATTTCAAGGTTGCTAACGGCAACGTTGAAACCACCACGGCCGATCTCGGATTGCGCCGCGACCAGATCCACGAGGCCCGCCAGCTCCGTGACGCGGAAGCCGTCGATCCTGGCATCGTGCGGCGCACGCTGGATGAGCGGCTGGAGCACGGGGAAGAACCCTCACGCGCGGCCCTGCGCAAGATGGTGGTAGATGCCGCCATGCGCGGGATGCGCCCGCAGCGCCGCGCCAGCCGACGCAATCCTCTCTATGTGGCGCCCACGCCTGAGCAGGCGGCCTGGCGGCATGTGACGGGTGTCTTTCGCGCTTTCGCCGAATGGGCTTCCGACGAGAACCTCGCCCTTGCCCGCAAAGGCATGCGCGAGGCCGGCGACACCCCGTTTCACGACCTCGACGCGCGGGCCATCGCGCAGGGGTCTGCAGCTTTCACGACAATCAAGGAGTGGTTCGATGCTCGATAGCCAGACGGCGGCATTCGCCGAGCGGGTCTGGGAGATTGCCTCCCGGCTTGGAAACAACGCCCCGAAAATCGCCGATGAGATGATGGGAACTGCCTTTCCGCTGACCTGCACGCAGGCGCGGCAGGAGGGGGCGCTGCGGATGCTGCGCACCGGCATCATCACGGAGGTGAAGCGGATCCTGCGCAACCGGACCGACGGTCTGGAGCAGGCGGACTTTTCGGATGTCTGCGACGCGTTCGTGCCGCTGATCAAGGACCTGCGCTCGAAGACCTACTTTGTCGAAGGCGCCGAGGAATACGTCGCCATCCCGGATCTGATCGCCGAGCCCGAACTGCTCGACGACGCGCGGCGGTTCATGCGGCGCAAGGGCAAGGAATGCCTCGACGAGGCGGACCGTCTCGATGCGCTCTTTGCGGCCGTGACCAGCACCGACCCCGATGTGGAGCGGGCGCGTCAGGAGGTGCTGGCATGACCGGCGCGCTCCCCATCATCAGCGCCGACCAGCGGCTTGCCGAACCGCGCGGCATCAAGGGCTGCATCTTCGGCAAGAGTGGAATCGGCAAAACTTCGTTGCTCTGGACCCTCGACCCCGAGGGCACGCTGTTCATGGATCTCGAAGCGGGCGATCTCGCCATCGAGGGCTGGGCGGGCGACAGCATCCGGCCTCGGACATGGGCGGAATGCCGGGATTTCGCGGTGTTCATCGGCGGGCCCAACCCGGCACTGCGCGACGAGCAGCCCTATAGCCCGGCCCATTACAAGGCAGTCTGCGACCGCTTCGGCGATCCGGCGGAACTCGATCGCTACGACACCATCTTCGTCGACTCCATCACTGTGGCGGGGCGGCTGTGCTTCGGGTGGTGCAAGGGTCAGCCTGAGGCACTGTCGGAGAAGACCGGCAAGCCGGATGTGCGTGGCGCTTACGGGCTGCATGGCCGCGAGATGATCGGTTGGCTCACCCATCTGCAGCACACACGGGCGAAGAACGTCTGGTTCGTTGGGATTCTCGACGAGAAGCTCGATGACTTCAATCGCAAGATATTCCAGCCGCAGATCGATGGCTCCAAGACCGGCTTAGAGCTGCCGGGGATCGTCGATGAGGTGATCACCATGTCCGAACTGAAGGCCGACGGCGGTGATCCGTATCGCGCCTTTGTCTGCCAGACGATCAACCCCTGGGGATTTCCGGCCAAGGATCGCTCTGGCCGCCTCGGACAGGTGGAAGAACCCCATCTCGGCCGCCTGATGGCGAAGATCCGGACGCCTGTGACCCCGGCGACGGATCGCCTGACCTACGCCCCGCCGCCCGCTGAACCGGTGGCCGCTGACAAATCCCAACTGCAATCCTGATCAGAAAAAAGGAGGTTCCCCATGGGTTCCTGGAACGATTTCAACGACGCGCAGAGCAATACCAACCTCATCCCGAAGGGCACGCTGGCCAAGGTGCGTCTGACCATCCGCCCGGGTGGGTTCGACGATGCCTCACAGGGCTGGACCGGCGGCTATGCCACGCGCGGCTCCACCGGGGCCGTGTACCTGAACGGCGAGTTCACCGTGACCGAAGGGCAATATGCCCGGCGCAAGATCTTCACCCTGATCGGTCTCTACAGCCCCAAGGGTCCGGATTGGACCAACATGGGCCGCAGCCTGGTGCGCG